CAAGAATACCGAATAAATCAAATGATGTTGATCCTTACCCGATACCTCATTGATGATGAATATTCACAAACATTTAACATAAAAGAAGAAGATGGAAGAATTTAAATCTAAAAAAATCACAACATCAGACGGAACCATTATGTATACGTTTAATGGTAAACTCCATAATTGGGATGGCCCCGCTTTAATCCCTGAAGGAAATAAGCGTAAACGTGAGTATTACCTAAATGGAATTCAGATGACAGAAAAAGAATGGAAAGAGGCTCTTAAAAGTAGAGAAGGTTTACCTTGGTATAAAGGCTCGGGTGCAAAAGCTAGATTTTGATGTTATGAATCGTATCACACAAGAGGAAGCAAAACAATATATTCCGTGCTCCGAAGATTACTCAAATAATCCCCCTTCGTATTTTACCCTTGAGGAAGACAAAGATGGCTGGGATAAAATAACGTATTACACGGGTAAAAAACGAGGTCTATTTATAGGCCGCGAAGGTGATGAATGGGTGTATATACTTACAAATCCTGCGATGCCCGGTATGGTTAAAATAGGGTATACTAGATTAGATCCGTTTGAGAGGGCAGCTCAAGTGTCTCGAGGAACTGGGGTTCCGATGGGTTATGAAGTAGAATGGGCTTATAAATGTTATAAAGGTGAACGTATTGAAAAAGAAGTTCATAAATGTTTTAAGAAAGAAAGAGTGAGCCCTACAAGAGAATTTTTTAGAGTTACATTAGATGAAGCAAAACAAGTAATTGAGCAAATAGGAAAAAAATATGTCTAGTAAAAGTTTAAATATGTATTGTCAAATCATTGATATGGAACTACATGATTTAGAAAATAAAGTTATTGATCTTCAAAATTTAGTAAGTAGCTACTCTGCTATTTTAGAAGAATTGTGGGTGTACCATCCGGCTAATCCTAATTTTATAAATCCTATAAAAGGATATGATGAAATGAAGAAAGTTATTTCTGGGGTTGAAAATCAAATTAATGATTTAGAATTAAAAATTCAAACGTTAAAATCAACGAATTAAACCGTGAATTTTAACTTTAGATAATATATACATATAGAACGATGTCTTTAAATAGTATATTTGCACTCTTTGGGTTTCCAAGTGGAGACGATAAAGAAAGAAAAGAATTAGAGGGTGAATTAACTTTGTATAAAGAAACACCACACTTTAAATTGGGAATGTTTCAAAAACTTATTCTTAATGGAAATCTTTTTAAGGAGCATGTTTTGAAATTTTTTGCTAAATCTGACCCTGAATTAGATACTGAAGGAATAGATAGTGCAGGTGAATATATGATGTATACGAGAGCGTACTTTTGGATCCAAGATTGTAAAGTTAGAAGTAAATTTTGGAATGAAGCCCTAAAAATGTATTCAAGTGAGGAATTTGCCTCGGCATTAAAATTATGTATTCAGTATTTTGAATGTGTAGAAGAATATGAAAAGTGTGCTCACTTGAAAAAAATATATGATTTTGTTGAAAAAAACTTGCCTAAGTAAAAGAGAGTTATTACCTTTAACTACATTTTCATTTGAAATGTTAAAAATATAAAAAATTATTTTAAAAATAAATAAATAAATAAAAATGAGAAATAAAGAATTATTATTGAGACGCTTGGAGTCTTTAGAAAGTAAATTGAAACGAATGAGAAACGCTCTAAATGAGAGAAATTTAGAAGCAGCTCACCAAATTTTACAAGAAGTGTTAGAGTTAAGAGACGACACTCAATCTATTGTAGAACGAGAAGATTAATTTAAAAATTAAAAAGTTATGAATTTAACCGCCGAACAAATCCAATCTAATTGGGTTGAATTAATGGATTATATTAATGAATATATTTCCGAACCACGTAAAGAAAAATTATTGGAATTTTATGATCAATATTCCGAACGTTTAATGTTGATGCCTGCTGCGCATAAAAAAGAATATCATAATGCTTTTCCTGGGGGGTATGTTGAACATGTTTTACGTGTTATTCGATGTGCACTCAAGCAAGCTGAGCTGTGGGATAGTGAAGGGGCTGACATGTCTACTTTCACAGTTGAAGAGCTTGTATTTTCTGCTTTGAACCATGATTTAGGTAAAATGGGAAGTGAAGAGGAAGAATCATATATCCCTCAAACTGATCAATGGCGTAAAGATAAATTAGGAGAGGATTACATGTTTAATACCAAAGTAGCATTTTCTTCTGTCCCTGATAGAGGATTATTTATGCTCCAATCACATGGTATCCAGTATACATTTAATGAGATGGTTGCTATCCAAACTCATGATGGTTTATATGATGAAGCAAATAAGAAATATCTTCTTAATTTTATGCCAGAACAAAAACCACGTACATCCCTTCCTTTTATTATTCATCAAGCAGATTTAATGGCCGCACGTATTGAATTTGAACGTGAATGGTTGCCAAAGTTAAAGGAAGGTAAAAAGTCCGTGGATAACAAAAAAGGAAATTATACATTGGGGAATAAACCAAACTCATCAAAGAAAACCTCAACAAAAACTAAAGCGTTAGGTTCATTTAAAAGTGAGGGTTTAAAAAATATATTTGATAACTTATGACAGCATTAGTAATTACAACTTGTATTTTAGCAACATTAGTCGTGGTCCTTGGATTCACGACTTATAATCTTCTTAGGAAAAATGAAAAACAAGAAGATATGGTTGCAAGCTATTTAACTTATTTAGATCGATTATCTCGTACAATTGAGATTTCGAATAAAAAACTTAAAGAGTTGGATCGTGGAGGTGTATTTGAAAAAGATGATGAAGTTGGGGTTATTTTCCAATCCATCCTAAAAATTCAAGAAATTCTAAATGAATTCAACATTATTAAGTCCAACTAAAAAGATGGCAAAAAAAGCTCCTAGTAAAAATTATTTTACTCAAGATACTGAGGATGCTATTGTACTGTATAATTTAACTGAAGATACCGCGGTTAAAAGTCGGATCTATGAAGAGCGCATACATTATGCGTTCTTTAAGTTAACTCAAAATATTATACATACTTTTAAATTTTACCATACTGAAGTAGAGAATTTAGAGCATTTACAACATGAAATTATTGTATTCTTACTCTCTAAAATTCACCTATTTAACCCACAAAATGGAGCTAAAGCTTATTCTTATTTTGGTACTATTGTAAAACGATGGTGTATCTTATATAATGATAAAAATTACAAGAAAAAAATCCAAAAAGTACCTGTTACTGAATTAGAACAAGATGATAAACATTCTTATACTCTAGAACCATCTAACTCAGATGATAAACTTTCTTTGTTTATGGATGGATGGGTTGAATTTGTTAGTTTTAATCTTTATGAGATTTTCCCTAAAGAGTATGATACTAAAATTGCAGATGCTGTTTTGGAACTTTTTAGGAAACGAGATCAAATAGATATTTTTAATAAAAAAGCTCTTTACATTTATATTCATGAAATGGTTCCGGATGCTAAGACTCCTAAAATTACTAAAATAGCAGGTATTCTTTATGATATATTTAAAAGAAATTATTTGTTTTATTTAGAACAAGGATATACAAATTTTAAACTTTAGTAATTTTCTATATTTATACCCAAAACTACTTATATGAGTAATTTAGAATCAAATATTTGGGGTAAGAAAAAATTCTCTGATTTACTAAAAGAAATTTACGAAAATTCAAAGAAAAAAGAAATCCAAATTAACGCTTTAATAGGCGAATTAAAACCATTAATTAATGATATTGGTGATGCTACTTTAATTGTTCCCTTAATTAAGGAATATATGGAGTTAGGTATTAAAAATGATGAGCAGTTAATCAAAATGGCTACCATTGCACAACGTGCTATTGCTTCTGGCAAATCAGAAGAAGAAGGATTTGGAATGACTGAAGATGAAAAAGCACAATTATTATCTGAAGTTAAAAAATTTAACCCTAAAGATTAATGGCTCTTTATAAAACTGGCTTAGCTAATTCTACTAAGGGAACTACTCCCCCACCCCAACAATCTGGGACCCAGAATCAACTTAATGCATTAAAAAGCCAAGTTGTTGCTGCCAGGGTTATTGATATCATTTTGGATGAAAACCACCCTAAATTTAATGATGTTGGGCAATGGAATGGAATAGGGGCTATACTTTATGAATTTGTAAACCAATCATTTACAGGTGATAATTCTAATTTTGCTTTGCCTTATGATTCTCAAATAAAAACATACCCCCTAGTTAATGAATTAGTATTATTGTTTTCATTACCTAACAATCAAATAGGATCTAATACATCCAACACTTCATATTTTTATCTTAAACCTTTAGGAGTTTGGAACCATCCACATCATGATGCTTATCCTAATACTTCAAGAAATTTAAATCCTTCACAAGCTCAAGATTATAAATCTAGTAATAATGGAACTATAAGACAAGTTACTGACGGCTCAACTGAAATTAATTTAAATAGTCCTGTTAATCCTTCACAAAATACCTTTATTGAAAAAACAGATATCCATCCTTTAATGCCCTACATGGGAGATGTTTTAATAGAAGGGAGACATGGACAAAGTTTACGCTTTGGAAGCACAGCTAAATCCCAAAGTTCAATAAAAAATCAATGGTCAACTGCTGGAATGAATGGTGATCCTATTACTATTTTAAGAAATGGTCAACCAAACCAAGTAGATGATAAGGGTTGGATTCCAATTAATGAAAGTATTAGAAACGACCTATCTTCCATCTATTTAACTTCAACTCAAAAACTAGAAGATTTTAAGGTAGCTAGTGAATTATATAATTCTTATACAACCCCTCCAACACCTCCATCACAATTTACTTCTCCACAAGTTGCTCTCAACTCAGATAGAATAGTAATAAATGCTAAAACGGATAGTGTTTTATTAAGCGCTCAAAAATCAATTGGGATGTCTACTAATGGGAGTGTAAATATAGATGCTACTTCCCATTATATAAGTTCAAATGATGTAAAATTAGGTTCTAAAAATGCTACCCAACCAGTTTTATTAGGAGATGATACTATTGAATTATTAAAACAGTTAACGGGTGCTATTAAAGATTTAGCTTCTATTTTACAAGTTCAAAGAGATTATCCTGGAGGAAATCTTGCAACTTCATATAATGCCATAGCAGGAAATGTATTAGAACAAATAAATAATCCTTCTAATGGAATACTAGCTCAATTAAATAATAATAGTCTAAAGTCTAAAACAACAAAAGTACAATAATGGCTATGGATTCACAAAATACAAGTTCAATTGATGTAGAAATAAATCTAGTAAATCTTTTATCCTTAGCTGGAATAGAACTCCCTCAAACCCCAACTTCAGGATCTACTCAAGAACTTCCTAAAAAAATAAAACTTGAAAAAATTACAGGAACTGTAGTTGATGCTATTACTAATGAACCACTCTCAGGAGTTGTAGTCACTAATCCACTTTTAAAAAGAGATACTACTAATAAAAAAGGTGAATTTACTATTAAACACCCAGCTATTGCAGGTACTGGATTAGATCCTACTAAATTTCCATTAAATTTTAAATTAAAAAGATATTCTCCATTAACTGTAATTCCATATACTTCTGTAGGAGATATTAAAAGTAATTTAGGAATAAACTCTTTAAAACCCGTAGAGTCAAACTTAAAAAAAGAAATTTCAGAATTTTTATCTTTTCCTGATCCTGTTACTGAAACATATGCAACTGCTAATGTTACTTTTGATTTTAGAGTTCAAAAGAAATTAAATACTAGTATAGATGATATAAAAGGTATAGTTATTCCTTTAGTATTAAGTTTAATAGCAGTATATGGTGTAAGTAAAGTTCAAGAGCTATTAGAAAAATCAAAATTAAATCCTCAAGCGGCATTTGAAGAAATAAAAGATATAATTACGTGTCCACCTAAAGATCAAATTGATAAATTAATAGCTACTAAAAATAAACTTGTTAATAAAATAAATAATACCTTAAATGTAATTAAAACTACAACAAATGCTTTAACTATTAGTGAAGGTATTATTTTAACTATAGACACAACATACCAAATCCTTAAAGTTCTCCCCACTCCATCAGCTATTGGAGGTGTAGGTATTCCTATATCTGTAATTAATGGTATACAAGATGTTAAAACTTTTTTAAGTAATAATATAGGAAAATTTAAAGCAATTAATACTGCAACTTTAGCTATATTAACTCTATTAGAATTAGTTTTATCCCAAGTTTTATCACTTTTAACTTTATTAGATTTATTAACTCAATTTTGTTATCCTGGTGTTTCCCAAGATCAAATTTCAACAGAATTAACAGCATTAACTCAACAACAATCTAATCAATTATCCCCTGTTGTTACAAATGTAAATGGATTTGAAATGGGTGTTGAAACTGAAGTAACAGATAAGCCATTAAAACGTAGAAGAGCTATAGCTAGAAATAAAGGAGGTGTTGTAATGTTACAAGGAGAATGGTCTTTTAGCTCAATTGATCAGATATTAATTGATGAACTTGTATTTTATATTCAACAAAATAATTTAAAAGCAGAATAACCAAATATTTATAATTATATGAAAGCCAACGATTTTAAAAAAATTATTAAAGAAGCCGTAAGAGAAGCAATTCAAGAAGAATTGAAAGATATTTTATTGGAAGCAGTAAAATCACCAAAACAAATAATTAAAGAATCTTACACACCACCAACATCTACACCTTCATACGCTCCACCATCTATTGATTTTAGATCAAAGTATGCTGAAGTTTTAGGTGAAACTGCTATGAGTTTTACTTCACAAGATGCGGTTCCATTTAGACCACAAGTAAGTGATCCTGTAAATGGTAATTTAGGAACAGGTGAAGTAGGAATGGATCAAATTATGAGTTTATTAAACACTAAATAATGGCATTTAATCCCCAACAAATAAATCCTTTAGATTTAAATCCTAATGTAGCTGTTGGGGTGAATTTACCATTTAATGGTCCTTCTGTTTTCACTTCAAATTATTTTACCTCTCAAGCCTTAAAAAATAATCTTATAAATTTCTTTTTAACCAACCCAGGAGAACTTCCTTTAAATCCAACATTTGGAGGAGGTTTAAGAGCATTTATTTTTGAACAAATATCCGAGGGGACATTAAATGGATTAGAAACCAATATAAGTTTTAGTTTAGAAAAATTTTTCCCAAATGTTATAATTAATGACTTAGTAATACTAAGAGATGATGATAATAACACAATAACAATTAACTTAAAATATTCTGTTGCTAATTCTAATATTAATGACAATTTAACAATACAACTATAATGGCTAATCTAAATAGAGATATAAGATATATTAACCGTGATTTCTCTGAATTCAGACAACGATTAATAGAATACACTAGAACATATTTTCCAAATACTTACACAGATTTTTCTCCTGCTTCACCTGGTATGATGTTTATGGAACAGTCTGCATATGTTGGGGATGTTTTAAGTTTTTATTTAGATAATCAATTTCAAGAAACATTTACTCAATATGCCCAACAAACAAATAATGTATTTGAATTGGCATATATGTTTGGGTATAAACCTAAAACAACAGGAGCTGCCCAAGTTACTGTAGATTTTTATCAACAATTACCTTCTAAACTTTCAGGATCCGAATATATTCCTGATTACGATTATGCAATAACAGTTGGAGAAAATACAGTAATTTCCTCCCAAAATGGAACAGGATTTATTATCCAAGATAAAATTGATTTTTCAGTTTCAAGTTCAGAGGATCCAACTGAAGTTTCTATTTACCAAATTGCAGGTAATAACCCACAATATTTTTTACTTAAAAAGAGTAGAAATGCTGTTTCGGCTAATATAGCAACCCAACAATTCATTTTTACAGATCCACAACCTTTCAACACTATTAATCTTCAAACCAATAATATAATTAAAATATTGGATATTACAGATTCTGAAGGAAATACTTGGTATGAAGTAGATCATTTGGGACAAGAAATGGTATTAGACCCTGTAAGAAATACTAACATAAATGATCCAAATAAATCATTAGATGTTCCTTATCTTTTAAAATTAAAAAAAGTTCAAAGACGTTTTGCTACCCGTTTTACCTCTTTATCTAATCTTCAAATTCAATTTGGAGCGGGTTCACCATATGATACTGATGAAGAAATTACCCCTAACCCTAACAATGTTGGGATTGGATTACCATTTATTAAAGATAAATTAACTGCAGCATATTCTCCCGTAAACTTTTTATATACCGGAACTTACGGAATTGCCCCTTCAAACACCATTTTAACAGTAAGATATTTAACTGGTGGAGGAGTAGGCACTAATATACCAGCTAATACTTTAACTTCTTTAAGTACTATTAATTGTAAATTTAATCTTACTAATTTAAACCCAACAACAGCAAACTACATATTTACCTCACTTTCTTCAAATAATCCAGAAGCGGCTTCTGGAGGTAGAGGTGGAGATACATTAGAGGAAATTCGTCAAAATACATTAGCACTAGTTGCTTCCCAAAAACGTTCAGTTACAGCTGATGATTATTTAATTAGAGCTTTAAGTATGCCTACAGATTATGGTGCTATTACTAAAGCTTATATTGAACAACCTAAATTAACTGATAATCAAGTTTCAACAATTGAAACTCTTAATTTATATATTTTATCCCAAAATACAGGTGGTCAATTAGATTATGCTACTACTGTTTTAAAAGATAATCTTAGAACATATTTGTCTCAATATAGAATGATAGGTGATAATATCGAAATTAAAAACGCCTTTATTATCAATATTGGGGTTGATTTTGAAATTATAGTTACTCCTCAATTTAACAACAATGAAGTCCTTATAAACTGTATTACAGCTTTACAATCATATTTTGACATAAGTAAATGGCAACTTAATCAACCTATTATGATGAGAGATTTATATGTGTTGTTAGATAAAATTAAAGGAGTCCAAACTGTTAAAAGTGTTTCTATATCAAATAAAGCCGGAACAACTTCCGGATATTCCCAATATGCATATGATATAATAGGTGCAACTCAAAATCAAGTAATTTATCCATCATTAGACCCTAGTATTTTTGAAGTAAGATATCCTAATTTAGATATTAAAGGTAAAGTAGTTCCTTTATAATGCCATATTTATAATAAAATATATTAATGGCTGTTTATAAAATATTCCCTACTCAAGACGCTACATTATACTCTGCTTACCCAACAATGAATACTGGATTGGATGCTATCTTAGAAGCATCTAATAAAATTAATCTTGATGGAACACCTGATGTAGCTAGATATTTAGTTCAATTTGATAATCTTGAGATTCAAGATATTATTGCTAATAAAATTAGTGGAAGCTCATATGGTATATTCCTTAAAAATTTTATAGCAGAAGCTCAAGGTATTAGTCTTAATACTTCTTTAGAAATACGCCCAACTGCCCAATCCTGGAATAATGGAACTGGGTATACTTTAGATAACCCTATAGTTGAAGATGGTGTCTCATGGGCATACTCTGCCTATTCAGGATCTAATCCTTGGAGTATGGGAGGTACAACTGGAGGATTTAATTATACCGGATCATTCAATTCTAGTTTTTCAACTCAAGGCGGGGGAAATTGGTTTACAACTTCAAGTTTTCTTGTTACTGAATCTTTTGGGTTACGCAATACTAAAGATATTGAACTTAACGTAACTAATACAGTTAAGGCTTGGTATAGTTCATCTATCCCAAATTACGGGTTTATATGTAAACTTTCAGGATCTTATGAATTTATAAATAATGAAAATGTTCAACCCGTATTTAAATACTATAGTGTTGACACAAACACAATTTATCCTCCATGTTTAGAATTTAGATGGATAGACTATACTACAGTAATAACCTCTTCTTCCCCAGTTGTTACCACAGTAAACCTAAAAATGTCTTTAGCTGAAAACCCAGGAGAATTTTTTCCTGAAAGTGTTAATAGATTTTACATTAATGTAAGTCCTTTATATCCTACAAGAACATATCAAACTGGTTCACTCTTTACAAATTTGAATTATTTACCAACTAGTTCATATTATGCAATAAAAGACTTGGCTACTAACGAATTTGTTGTTAACTTCGATAACAGTTATACTCAAATTAGTTCTGATACTAATGGGAATTATTTTAATGTTTATATGAGCGGATTAGAACCAGAAAGATATTATAAAATTTTAATTAAAACTATCATAAATGGTTCAACATTAATCTTTGATGATGATTACTACTTTAAAGTTATTAACGGATGAGTGAAAATGTAAATTTAAATAAACAGGTATACGATAAAAATCAATATACTAAAGTTATAGATACTTCCTTTAAGCAGTTAGGAGTTCAAACTATACAAGAACAATTAAATCAACAACCTACAGTTGATGAATTTTTTGCTATGTATAATGATCTTTTTTATAATATACCTGAATTAGGAGCTACTAATTCTCATGAATACTTAATTAAAACTAGTAGTGAATATATTAATTATACTGCTAATCAAGAAATAATAGATGCTTTACAAGCTGAAATAGCTCAACTTAGGATAGAATTACTTGATTCACAAAAACAAGTTATACAATTACAAACAGGAACAACATTAGCTAATCCACAATAATGGCAGCAGAAATTACACAAATCGATCCTCAAGAATTTTCATCCCAAACATATGGAGGTCAAGATACAGGTTTATTGACATCATTAGATGTTAACACTTCTTTATCCTCTAGTAGTTATATTGAATATTTTACATACGATAACAATAAAAACATTCTTTCTTCTGATTATAGTTTTACCCAATATACGGTTCAAAATGATGGCCAATCAGCAGGTGAAGAAGGAAATGTATCTGAAATCATATTAGATCCTGAACAAATTCTAATAGATAATGGATTTGATCAAGGAGAATATATTACATATTTTAACTTTTTTAATAAACAAATTGGTTCTGATCTTGAACAACTTTATATAGCTGAAATTTCATCTGATAGAACTGAAATTAGGTTAGATAGTACTGATTTAGATAATCTTAGTATTGTTGAACAAACAAGTAATTTCATAATTGAAAGAGAAAATAGTCCTTATTTTGTAGACTTTTACTTAAATCTTGGAGATAATCAACTTTTAATTGCAAATAATATTCAATTAGATAATCAAGATCCAAATAATCCAACTATATTAATTAAATTATATGAGGCATTACCTGAAGAATTTGATTTAAATTTTACATTATGGGTAGTAACAGTTGTAGAAGAACCTAGAGCATATAAAGTTACCTTTGAAGATCTCCCTATAATAATCACTGATACAACCTCAATTTCCGGTCCTAACTTTAATTTAGATTTAAAAGATCAAATTAATAATTCTACTAGTGAGGTCTCGTATTTTGATTTAATTACAACTTCTTTAACAAGTTCACAAAACCAATTAAATAGTTTACTTGAAGAAAAAGAAATTGATATTAATATAGACTACACTAATTTTTCTGATTTTATTCATTTTAGTTCAGCTAGAACAAGATTAGAAAATTTTTATTATAAAGTTAGTTTAATTGAAGAATATTCATCATCCATTGCTATATTAAATAATACTACTAACAATAACCCAAGTGCTAGTGTTGCAATTTATGAAAGTAAAATTAATAGTATTATAACTAATTTTGATGGTTTTGATTACTATTTATATTATTCAAGTGGTTCTTGGGCTTGGCCTAAATCAACAACACAACCCCCATACAAACTATATCCTACAGGAAGTACACAAGTTTTAAATTGGTTTGGAAGTGATAATCCATCAAATGCTTACTATGGAGGAATAATCCTTTCAGCATCGTTTTATGACGAAAATAATAAAGATTATCTTTACTATGTTATCCCTGAATACCTAAGAGATGACGCAAACAATGACCAGTATCTACTATTTGTAGAAATGGTAGGTCAACATTACGACAACATTTGGATTTACTATAAAGATGTTACCCAAAAATATAATGCCGATAACCGTTTAGAATATGGTATCTCAAAAGATATAGTAGCGGATGCAATTCGTGATTTTGGAGTTAAATTATATCAAAATAATTTTTCAACACAAGATTTATATACTGCGTTTTTAGGTTTAACACCTGATGGTGCTTTATTTCCATTCCCCAATATAACAGGTTCACTTCCTACTCCTAGTGGATATGAATACGTTAATACTTTAATATCGGCTTCAAGCGATTATTTACCGTTAGATGATGTAAATAAATCGCTGTATAAACGCATTTACCATAATTTACCATACCTGCTTAAATCAAAAGGTACTTTACCTGGTTTACGCGCTCTTATCACTTCATATGGTATTCCTGATACTATTTTAAGGATAAATGAATATGGAGGAAAAGATAAAGTAGATTATAACGATTGGGATTATTGGCAAAATGAATTTAATTATGCTTTTAAAACTAATGGTAATAATTTTATTTCGGCTTCATGGGGAATAAATCCTAATTGGGGAAGTGTTGATGGAGTTCCTGAGTCATTAGCATTTAGATTTAAAACAAATGGTTTACCTTATTCTAATATTCCATACTCCCAAAGTTTAGTATCTTTATATCAAGACCCACTTAATGTTGGGTTTCAATTTACTTTAACTTATACTGGATCAGGATATACTAGTGGTTCTTATAGTGGTTCCATTCAAGACCCATACTACCAGTATGCTACCTTAACATTTATTCCAGATCCTATTAGTTACCCTAACCTTTCAGCAAGTATATATTTACCTTTCTTTGATGGAGGGTGGTGGTCAGCTATGGTAAATAGAAATGTAGGTAATTTTACCTTATATGCAGGAAATAAAATATATGAAGGTGGCGACAATGGAACTTTATTAGGATTCTTCCAATCATCTTCAATATTTGCAGATGATAACGGTTGGACTCCATCTTATCCTATATATTTTGCTTCTAGTAGTCTTATTAATGGCAAGACATACAAACCATTTTCTGGCTCTTTACAAGAAATTAGATATTACACTATAGAATTAACTGAAAATACTTTTAAGGATTATATAATGAATCCTTATTCAATTGAAGGTAATACTATAAAGAATGGACCTGATATACTTGCTTTTAGAGCATCTTTAGGGGGTGAGTTATATACTGGGTCACGCTCAATTCACCCAAAAGTTACAGGATCATGGGTTCCTACTAGTTCATTTGTTGGGAATAGTAATTTCTCCTTTAAGTCAACTCCTGTATTTGTTCCAAATACAGAATATTTCTTTTATGACCAACCTATAGCAGGTATTAAAAATACGGTTAGTAACAAAATTCGTTTAGAAAATTCGGTTATACCTGCTGGAGATACACTTTCAACATATAGATCATTAGCTCAAAACACAGAAGCAAGTCAAAGTTATACGGCAAATGTTAACTATCTTGAAGTAGCATTTTCCCCTCAAAATGAAATAAATGAGGATATAATGGATCAACTTGGTTATTTTAATATTGGAGATTATATTGGTGACCCAAGATTACGTTCCTCCTCAGCTGAGTCATATCCTGCTTTAGATAAATTACGAAATGATTATTTTAAAAAATATACTAAAAATTATGATTTAGTTGATTTTATTCGTTTAATAAAATTCTTTGATAACTCATTATTTAAAATGATTAAAGATTTTGTACCTGCTCGTACAAGTCTTGCTTCTGGGATCGTTATTAAACAACATTTACTTGAAAGAAATAAATATCCTCAACCACAAGTTAGTTGGGAAGACTTAGATATTTCTGGAACTTTAAAACCTACTTGGAATGATTTTGAACCGGGAACTGTAGAGAATTTTAGTGGTGGTACTGGTGGATCATTTGAACAATATAATTATGTAGGAAATGTATCTCAAAGTTGGTATGAAACCATTCAATCACCTTTAGGACTTGTAGTTACACTACATAATGACCAAGATGAATTTTACGATGGAGAACTTAGTGGTTCTGTTATAGTAGCTACAACCCAAAGCTTAAACCAACCTTACCCACTTGAAAATATTGCCTTTAATTATACTCCGGTATTATTCTTAAATACTAATTTAGGACAAGCAGTTCAATCAAGTTTTGCTTCTGATAGATTAGTTAATCCATTAACAGTTCCTGGAAATGGAGAGGTGATGCTTAGTGTTAGAAGAAAATTAGGTTCAAACAATATATTTGTACTTGGAGTAGATTACATTAAAATATCTAAAACCGATGCTAGTGGGAATAATTCAACAATTCCATTAGGACAAATAACAAATCTTTTAATTAAATACTCTAATTATTCTACTGCTACTAATTATCAAATAAACAATATTGTAGAATATTCAACGTATTATTTATATGATATTGAAGTTAATTCACAATATTCAACAGTAGATAATTATATTAAAAATTATAAATTATCGGGATCCATAGTTAACCAACAAATTATTAGTAGTGGCCCCGGAAATGATTTTACTTTAAAATACACAGCTAGTATAGATACCCAAAACGTTTATACTCAATCATTAGGAACTATTTATTACCCACAAACTACAAATATTGGATTAATATTTACAGCTAGTTTTACTGGAAAAACCAGTGCGATACCTAACATAATAACAATGTCTTTTGGGGGAACTTCTAAAACTTTTACTTTAACCTCAACACCATCAACCCTTATCTTTACAGGATCAATATACCCATATCCTGGGGAAGGGTATATTTTTGGAGGAACAAATAATGGGGTTGCTGTTACTATGAGTAATTTTCAATTCTTAATTACTCAAAGTGTTGCTTCTATTGCAGCTGTTCAAGATTTAACAATTTTAGAACCTTATATTTCGGTCCCTAACTTTTATAACAGTGATCAAAACGCTTTATTAAATAGTGTAGAAGATGAAAGAACTAGTTTAATTTATGAAGATGTAGATTATTCAACTGGTTTACTTATTCCAACAAATTTTGGTGCTATTATAAGTGGTAGCGCTACAAAAGCAACAGTTCAAGATTCAAATTATAGCACTAAACGTCATATTATCCCTAGATATGAAGGTAGTAAAACTACTTCCCAATTCTTAAACACTTGGACTTCCGGAGATGTAGGTACATATGGTAAATTGCCTTCTGTTGAATCTAATAAAGTATATGTAGCATATTGTGATTCTATAGGTGGATGGGCGCCTGAAAAAATGAATGCTTCCGCTGCGTTTGTCAAATTCTTTATAAGTGAAGATGGGGATATTATAACACCAAATACAGATATTACGGCATTATATGTTAACCAAGGTACTTTTGTTTCTGGAGAAAAAATTAAAATAGAATCTTTAGGAACTAGTACAAATACTTCAACTCAATATAAAACTGTATTTAGAGGTGGAACTAAGATTGAACCCATTCTATACAATCAAATTAAACATTACCAAAATCCACCAATGTCATTTACTGGGAGTATTGAGTTTACAGACGGTAATCCTACTTCTACTACTACAGTAAATAATTACACTGCTACTCTTACCGACTCTGCAGGAGCATTTGGATCCACATCTTGGTCAGGAATATCAATGAATACAGTAGTAACAACAGGTAGTTCTCTCCCAGCATCTGCAATAGCAACAATTAATACTTATACTGTTACTAGTGGGGTAATATCTGAAGGACTAGATTTAATATTCCAAGTAAATCTTAACATATTCAACAATAATTTATCTACTTCTACAGCATATGCTAGAATCATTAGAAATAGATCAAGTGTACTTACCCCTGTAGGAGGAATAGGATATGTTAATGAAAGTGGATATATAGCTGGGGGAACAGTTAAACCTCTATCTTTTACTACAACCATACCTTTAGCGGATTTAGTAGTAGGAGACATATTCCAAATCCAATTAATAACAGGAAATAGTAATGTAGGATATAATTCAACTAGTACTTGGACAATCTCAACAAATCCTCTACCTACATCACCAATAAATGTTACAGGAGCCTTTTATACAGTTAACACCCCAGGCCAAGAAGCATTTTTATATTCTACCAGTTCAGCTTTACTTCAATATTATAATTTGCAAAATACCCACCAAAAAGATATTGATGGATCAGGATTTAACCCAATAACATTACCATTTACTGTTGAAGTTGGAGATGAATTTAGATTTGAAGGTGATGAATCTAAATCATTTATGGTTACAAATGCTGTTTATTTCCCATATATACCAAATCTTCCAATTCTAGCAATAGTTTTAAATCGTCCAATTTCTGGATCAGGAATCAATGTAAATGAATTTGTTTTAAGAAGATATGTTGATAGTGCTGGGTCATTTATATTTGATGGATCTGTTCCTTCTGGAGTAAATAGTCCGTATTTAATTAAACCTGAGTACATAAGTAAAAAATTAGATCAAAACATAGGAAAATATATTGAAGACCTTACACAGAAAGGTTTGATTTAACAATATTTATTAGTATAATATATTTATAACAAAATAAAACATGGGATATTTAAATAACCAAGTAGTCACAGTTGACGCAATTTTAACAACAAAAGGTAGAGAATTACTAGCTAAAAATGATGGATCGTTTCGCATTACACAATTTGCATTAGCAGATGACGAAATTGATTACACTCTCTACAACCCAAACCACCCATCAGGTTCAGCATTTTATGGTGAAGCTCTCCAAAATATGCCTTTATTAGAGGCATTTCCAATGGAAACTCAAATTATGAAATACAAATTAGCTACTTTACCTCGTGGAACAGCTAAATTACCTGTATTAAATTTAGGTTACTCTGCTGTTACTTTAAAACAAGGTGCTTCATTAGCAATTACTCCTCAAACATTAAATTATTTAGGAAACGCTCAAGCATATGAAACAAGCGGTTACTCAGCTACAATTTCAGATGTGCGTTTAATGAGTACATTTACGGGAATTGGAATTAATTCAACCGCAGCTCAAAATGCTAATGCTACTTCTACAACAACATTAGGTACTAATGTTTCTACAACAGTAATTGGTTCTCAAATTAACTTAAGAGCAACTACTGTAAATACATTATTTGGAACAAATACTCAATTAGCAGCTACTTTAACAGTAGTAGGTTTAGATAGTGGAGCTCGTTTAACAATTCCAATTACAATTACAAAAACAACTGTTTAAAAATATAACTAATGGCATTTAAAAGATTCGACGCTGAAGATTTTGTAGTTAGTAGTGATTCAATCACTTCTACACTTTGGTCAACAGGAAACCCAACCCTAACATTATTCTATACCTCTTCAGTCCAAGAAGCAGGTTCTTCTGGAAATTATTATTTGAGCGTTTATCAAACAGCATCCACTGAAGACTCAGCAGCTGTACAATTTGATATTGTATATTGTGATATTTTAGGTAGTGGTAGTACATTATTTAATAGTGCTGTTCCTGAAAATTCTCCTACAAAAACAATGTTTGGTCAATATCGAGCATTAATTTTAGAAGATGAAAATGCTAATTTCTTATTTGGAACTGGTACCAATATAGTAACTGGAAGTAATTTCTGGGTATTATCTATGGAACGAGCTCGTTATAAAGAATCTTTATTCCCTGGATCACTTAATCTAAAAATATCAGGATCAGGAGGAATAATCCAACTTACAGATAACTCAAATGATGTTTCTGTAAATACATTTATTGGAGCTTCTCGTGTATTCCAATTAGTATCTGGTTCAAATGGATCGGGATTAAATGGAAGCGGATATGTAGCAGGATCGGGTTCATATGGTTTAGTATTCCCGGATTTAGGAACAATTATCTTAAACCCATCAGCTATCTCACAATCAATTCGAGTAGCACCTTCACGTTCAAGCAATTCTGAAGGATTTAATAATAGAAAACTTTACACATCTATTTCTTTAGGTGCAAGCTTTAAATTAAATTCCCAAGAAACTATTACCTCAGATTACGTATTTGTTAGAGCAAGAAATAGTGAATTTAACTATTCTGAAAATCCAACATTTATCTCAGGATCAACAGGTGAAGTAATTTATGATAATTTTATCAATCAACCACAAACATATATTACTACAATTGGGATGTATAATGACAGTAATGATTTGTTAGCAGTAGCTAAAATGTCACGTCCATTATTAAAAGATTTTACAAAAGAAGCTCTTGTTAGAGTGAAACTAGATTTTTAAGAATGAATGAGCATTTTCAAACCATTCACCACTTCAGACGTTGTCGTCTCTCCATTCAAAGTAAATAAATTATTTTCTTTTAGTGGTACTGCAGCCTTAACAGGCTCGGGAATTAATATATTTGAAGGAAAAAATATTAATCCAACTTTATGGATTTCGGGTTCAAATCCAACAGGATATATTTCAACTCAAGATAAATATTTAGTATATCGTTCCGTTAGAGAATTATATTACTATAATTACATTTATGGAGATGATGGTTCACCTGCAACCACTGCTTCATTTAACGTTGATGGAACTATAACAACTACGACACAGTATACTCCAAACGCATATAACTATTTACCTAACACATTACCTGCTAACAGATATTTTCCAACAGGTTCAAACGATATAGTTGGAGTAATTGCTATCCCTTCCAACTTATTTGGAGAATATATTAAACCCGGTACTTTTACTTTAACATATGAAAGTGGTTCTTTAACAGATGATGGTGAAGGAGGTCTTTTAAGAAATTTAGAAAAAGTAGGAGATATAATTTATGAGCATGGAATGATCATTATCACAAATGATGGTACACTTGCAGGAAATGGATATGGATTTGTTACATATGGATCCGCTCTATATAATATAAATGATTCTACATTTATCCAAGACATCATTACCTCTCAGAATTTATCATGTGAATTTGAAAGTACAGTTACAATTTATGAAACTCAATACAAATGTACAGTTAGAGAAAATGAATATAACTTTACACAAAATCCTACTGTAATTTCTGGAAGTTCAAATAGTGGAGTAATATATAATTTTGCAACAGGTTCATTCTTTACTCCATATGCTACTACAATTGGATTATATGATAACAATTATAATTTATTAGCAATAGCAAAATTAGCCCAACCCTTACCTCTCTCAGCAGTTACAGATACATCAATATTAGTTAATCTAGATTTATAAATTTTATGTCAAATTGGTTATACAAAGATAAAAGAATAGAATCCTTAGAAGATTTTCCTGAAGGAACATTCGGATTTATTTACCTTACAATACATGAACCCTCAGGCAGAGCATATTTAGGAAAAAAATCTTTATTTCATAATGTAAAGAAAAAACTTACTAAAAAAGAATTAGCTGAACAACCTGTAACTCGAGGACGTAAATCTTTAACTACAACTATTCAAAAAGAATCGGATTGGAAAACATATTATGGTTCTGCTAAACCTATAGTTGATTTAATTAAACAAGGTAAACAAAAAGATTTTGTACGTAAAATTTTATGTTTTGCTCCAAATAAAAAACTTTTAACATATTACGAATGTAAGTATTTATTTAAACATGAGGTTTTAGAAAAACCGGATGAATGGATAAATGACAATATTCTTGGAAAATTTTACACAAAAGATTTTGCTTCCATAGATTAAGTTCGTACCTTTAAAGTATGGTAAATGAACTATTAGTTAATTTAGTAAATTCTGTTCTAGGAGCAGGTAAACGTACTGCACGTGGAAATCAAGCATATACGTGTCCATTTTGTCATCATCATAAACCTAAATTAGAGGTTAACTTTACAGAAAATAAAGAAGGTATAAATCAATGGGCATGTTGGACTTGTAATAAGAAAGGTAAAACTATAAGAAGTTTATTTAAACAAGTCCAAGTTGATGCTTCTTACTTTCAAGAATTAAGTAAATTAGTTAAAAATGTTTCCTCTGAAGATATTAGAGAGGTAAAACAAAACATTTTAGAATTACCTAAAGAATACCAATCCTTTATAAGTAACCAAGACCATACAGCTAGACATGCTTTAGCTTATCTTAAGAAACGAAATATATCTAAACAAGATATTCTTAAATATAATATTGGATATTGCTCTTCGGGCACATATGCTAATATGATTATAATACCATCATATGATCTTAATGGTAAGTTAAATTATTTTACCGCGAGATCATTCGAGAAAGATCCTTACACCAAGTACCGCAACCCCGAAACGTCTCGCGATATAATTGCGTTTGAATTGTTTATTAATTGGGATTTACCTATTATATTGTGTGAGGGACCATTTGATGCTTTAGCTATAAAGCGAAATACCATACCATTATTTGGAAAAAATATTCAATCTAATTTAATGAAAAAATTGGTTGAATCTAAAGTACAAAAGATATATATTGCATTAGATAATGATGCAATGAAACAAGCCCTTGGCTTTTGTGAACAGCTTTTAGATATTGGGAAAGAAGTATATTTAGTAGAACTTAAAGGGAAAGACCCAAGTGAAATGGGATTTGAACATTTTACAAAACTAATCCAAACAACTACTCCGCTTACACAATATAAGCTAATGGAGAAAAAATTATCTTTAATATGAAAAAAAAAGATATTAAAAAATCGTATAACAGAATTCTTGAAATATCTGCTGACGCACAACAAATAACCTTACCTGATTCTCGATATTACAGACGAAATGGAAACTATTATCCATCCGTTACTTATGTTTTAGGATATTACCCAAAAGGTAAATTTTTTGAAAATTGGCTTAAACAAGTTGGATTTGCTTCAGATTACATTGTTAAAAAAGCAGCAGAAGAAGGCACTCAAACACATGAATTGTGTGAAGAATATTTAAATGGAGCAGAACTAAAATTTTTAGATGAGCATGGGCGCCCCCAATACAACCCAGATGTATGGCAAATGTTTTTACGTTTTGTTGAATTTTGGGAAGAATTTAAACCTACATTAATTGAAACTGAA